GGATTCAAAGCGGACTGGGTGAAGACCGAGGCCGAGAAAAAAATGACAGTCAACCAGGCATCAAACCTGGCTTTTGCAAGAGCAGTTTTTGGAGATGAAAGGAAACTTACCAATGACACCTACGACACCATCGACATCACACCAGGAACCCAGGCGCCTGCCGGACTCTTGGATTCAGAAGATCTTTAACACCATGCATGCGCACTACGGCAGTCGCTGGACCAACATGTGGAAGTTGGGCCAACTGACGCCAGACGGCATGGACACAGGCGTCATCAACGCGATGAACACCTGGGCAGAAAAACTCGGCGGATACAAAGACCATCCAGAGACGCTCAAGCGAGCCATGGAAAACCTGCCGATGGAGCCTCCGACATTGCCGCAGTTCTTGCAACACCTGCGACATTCGTATGTCGAGCCAAACACTCTGCGACTTGAAAAGCAGTGGACCGCTGAAGAACTCGAGCGTAACAAACAACGCGCCGCCGAGTGCATGGAAAAAATTCGTCACATGTGGAGACAGCCGAAATGAGTGAAGCACTTGAGCGAGTGATCGCAGACCAGCAAAAGCAAATCGACAGCCTGATGGCCAGAGACAAAGCAAACCTGGAGGCATGGGTGCGTGAAAACGCAAAACGAGAGCGAGTTGCATTGGCCGCGTTTGGCGTGTTAAGCAATCCAGAAAGCCCGGAGTGCCACTTTGAATTGAAGCGTGCTGTGATGGCATGGGGTTATTGCCCGACATGCGAATGCAGTCCATGCGAATGTGATTACGACTAAGGAGAAAACATGAACACGATCAAAACCATTGGCGTCATCGCCTTCATCGTCCTGGCATACGGCATTGTTGGCCAGATGGATTACGAGGATGCAGTCAAAGAAGAGCAACACTACTGCGACATGGTGCGCGATGGCCACTGGCCGCACTACAACAAAGACATCGACTGCAAGATGGTGAGGGGGATCAAACTGTGAGCAACATCGACAAAGCCGCCGAGCACTTGGGCGCTAATGCGCTAAAGATGATCAAACTCATTTTGCTCAAGCACGACGCCGCGATCATTGAGGCCAGTCAAGAAGCAATCGAAGCCGCAGTGCTGGCCGAGCGTGAGGCGTGCGCAAAGTTGTGTGAAAGCATGGCCATTGAATGGGAGGATCAGCCTGAATTTGCTCAAGTTGAATTGGCAACAATGATGGATTGCGCATTGGCAATACGATCAAGAGGCGATGCATGAGAAAACGAAGCAAGTACAGACCAAAGCCTGTGCCTGCATTGCCAAAGATTTTTCGACACAACAAAGAGTCGGACATTGCATTGCAGTTGGTGCCGCATCAGGAACTCGAGAAGTTCAAAACTGGCGAAGCAGATCCTGTCACATGGAACACGGTGTGCTTCAGATTGAACTGGGGCTATGTGATGTCCGGCGATCACTTCGATTCTGTTGAGGCACGCGAACTGATGGAGCAATCACTCAAGGCAATTAGGTCGGTGAAGGACCGGCACGATCGCACTGGCAAGTGGGGCACGACAGGCGAAGAGTTCAACATCATTGGCCAGGCGTTGAACTTGACTGACGACATGCAGATGAACACAACCAGGAGACAGCAGGAGGATTCATTGAACACACTTCTGAGATTGAACGAACTTAGGAATCGAGGTGCGTTTTGACATACGGCAACGCAAACCAAAACTATCAGGACAGGCAGGGCGTCGGCGTCAACATCGGCGAGGAACTCTTCGAGCAATGGTGCGAGCGCAATGGATGGAATTGCACGCGACTGGGGTTCGATGAGAAGTTCGCCAATGTTGGTGCGTTCTACAACCTGAACCCGGTGCTTCGCAATATGCCGGACTATGTGATCCAGCGCGACGAGCGCACCTTCGTGGTCAATGTCAAAGGCACGGCCAACATCAAAGAAAAAGAGCGCGTGCTGTTGCCGCAATTGATCGATGCGTACTCGACACAGAAGGCGCCGCTGATCTACGCATTCTGCATTCGCAATCAGCGCATGAAGTTTGCCGAAGCAGAGCACATCATCGAACTCTATGACATCGAGTCAGACAAGCGATGGCCAGATGGCGTCGTGTATCGAACAATCAACTTGCTGTGTGTGAGGTGAACATGGGACAGACATTGATGTTTATTGGGGCCATGCTGATCGGCATGGGCATTGGCGTTGCACTGTCAGCGGCCATTCTTATTTTTTACCTGGGAAAAGCGAAATGAAATTTGCACGAGTATTTGATGTGGCCCGCTATGGCCAGATCGTGATGATCAAAAAACAAAGCGATGAGGGTGCGCCTGAGTTGCGATTCTTTTGCCAGCCTGAAGGCTACGGCGTGTGCTCGTTTGCGATCGGTTGGAACGACGACGAGCATGCCGAGTCCAAACTCAACCAGGCATTCGATGCCATGGTGATGCGCGAGGCCATCGAGATTTGCGACGGCTACTTCAAGCACATGGCCGCATCGGCGCAAAGACATTGACGCCGCGTGAGAAGTACGAGATCGATGTCACGCTCCACGATGGGCGTGTCGTCGGCTCCTGGTCCCGCGAGTGGATTGTCGAATGCGAGGCCAGACACCTGTTGTCGATGCCACTGCACAAGCGACGCGACCAACTCGATGAGCGCGTGAAAAAACGCGGCGCCAAATCGGTGGAAGAACTCAAAGCCGTGATGGCTTCGATGCACGCAAAAAGGAAAACATGAGAGACGAACTACAGCACGCGAAACGCATCCTCGACATGACACGCGAAGGATGGAACATAAGCCCACAACGAATAAATTGGGCGCTCGAAAAAACGGGCGACATCGTTGCGGAAAATTCAATGATGATGCAAAATCAATGCAGTGCAACTTTGCACGACACTCGAGGAGATCATCATGGGATATGGCAAAGACAAAGGCAAGAAACCTCCGAAGCGATAAGCAGTGCCTGATGGGATGAGATGAAGGGGAAAAAGCGCGTGCATTTCGTGGCTGTCAATGAGCAGGGATACCGAATCGGGTCGTCCCACCACAATGCCCGCCTCCCGGATGAGGTCATAGACAAGATCCGTGACATGCACGAAGACGAGGAAGTGGGCTACCGCAAACTGGCCAAGATCTTCGACATCCCACTCAGCACCATCAAAAAAATTTGCAAGTACGAACGACGAGCACAAACCCCGGACAGATGGAAAAAGATCATCGATGACAGCGAAGACTGAAAAGCGACCCAAAGGCAGGCCACCAGAGCCAGTGCCTCAAGACAAGATCGATGCGATCTGTGAATGGATCGCTCAAGGTCAAACCCTGCGCCAGTGGTGCCGTGAGAATGGCATCCACTACTCGACCGTGTACCTTTGGCTTGAGAAGGACAAAGATTTTGCTCAACGCTTCGCGCACGCACGCGAAGTGGGCCATGACGCCATTGCGGACGAAGCGCTTGAGATCATCGACACCGAGCCAGAGCACGCCGAGTCTTGGTCCAAAGAGGGCGGTAGCAAACACCGCGACGGCGCTCATGTGACCTGGTTGCGCAACCGGGCAGAGTACCGCCTCAAGTTGCTGGCCAAGTGGAACCCAAAGAAGTACGGCGACCGCACCACACTGGCTGGTGACCCTGACAACCCGCTGATGGAGCCGATGGACGACACCCAGCGTGTGGCCAAACTGCAAGCGATCCTGGCCACGGCACAGGCGCGAAAGGCCAAGAATGGCGGCGGCGTTTGACCCGGCTCTGCTGGCGTACTTGACCGACGAAGAACGCGCAGAACTCGACTCCCTACTGACCAGCGACAAGACCATCTGGCGCCCCCTGCCTGGGCCTCAGACCATGGCCTACGAGAGCGAGGCCGACATCATTGGCTACGGCGGTGCGGCGGGCGGAGGCAAGACCGACCTGGCCTGCGGCAAAGCACTCACCAGCCACCGCAAGGTCGGCATCTTTCGATTGAACGGCACCGAACTGACCGGAGTGCTGGACCGCATCACCGAACTGCTCAATGGCCGCAATGGCTACAACGGCAAGGACAACATTTGGCGCACCAGGCGAGCCGACGGCGTGCAGATCCAACTCGAGTTCGGATCATTCCCAAACCCAGACGACGAAAAGAAATACCAGGGCCGACCGCACGACCTGCTGGTCTTCGATGAGGCCGCGAACATGCGCGAGTCTGCCGTGCGCTTCCTGCTTGGCTGGTTGCGTACGACTGTGCCTGGCCAGAAGTGTCAGGCGTTGCTGACCTTCAACCCACCGACGACAGCCGAGGGCCGCTGGATCATCCAGTTCTTTGCGCCATGGCTGGACAAGAAACACCCGAACCCGGCAGAGCCTGGCGAACTGCGCTACTTCGCGACGGTCGACGGCAAAGATGTCGAGGTCGAGTCCGGCGAGCCATTCACCCACAACGGCGAACTGATCACGCCGCTGTCGCGCACCTTCATCCCGTCGAGGATCAGCGACAACCCTTACCTGATGGGGACTGGCTACATGGCACAACTGCAATCACTACCCGAGCCACTGCGCTCACAGATGCTCTACGGCGACTTCCAGGCGGGCATGGAGGACGACCCCTGGCAGGTCATACCAACGGCCTGGGCAGAGGCCGCTATGGCCCGCTGGAAGCGTCCTGACAAACTGCCGCCGATGGACAGCATGGGCGTCGATGTGGCCCGAGGCGGCAAGGACAACACGATCATCGCCAAGCGGCACGGCATGTGGTTTGATGAGCCGCTGGCCTATCCTGGCACGCAGACGCCGGACGGCCCGACGATCGCTGGCCTGGTGGTGGCCGCAGTGCGTGACCGCGCACCGATCCACATCGATGTGATCGGCGTCGGCTCCAGCCCGTACGACTTCCTCAACGAGATGGGCCAGCAAGTCCTGGGCGTCAATGTGGCCGAGGCCGCGCTGGGCCTGGACAAGTCTGGGCGCCTGCGCTTCAAGAACCAGCGATCCGAACTGTGGTGGCGCATGCGTGAGGCGCTCGACCCAGCCAACAACACCGGCATCGCGTTGCCTCCAGATCAACGCTTGCTGGCCGATCTGTGCGCACCGACCTGGAAACTGGTGGGGCAGACCGTGGCCGTGGCCAGCCGGGAAGAGATCCTCGACAAGATCGGGCGCTCGCCGGACTATGCATCGGCCTACTGCCTGGCGCTGATGGACACGCCCAAGCGATCGATCATGCAGGAGTTGGGCCGCTACAAGACGAAGGAGGAGTATGACCCCTATGCAAAACTTTGAGCGCGTGGCCGTGGGCCTTGATGTCGAGCCGATCCGCGCCAGACTCGAGGCCATGCCGCACCTGTGGGACGAGATTACCGCCCGCCAGGAATACACCGGCTCGGCACATAAAGACACACAATGCATCTACCCGCGTGGCCCGTACAAGTTCACGCCGTACTACTACATGTTCGACAAGGGCGCCTACGACTACCCGGTCATGGACACCCTGGCTGATGTCCTGGTCCCGGTGCTCCGGCCACTGCTGGCTGGCGTGCTCCAGGTCGAGGAGTTGGGCCGCGTGCTGATCGTCAAACTCAAGCCCGGTGGCGTGGTCACTCCGCACATCGACGAGGGCACCTACGCCGACCACTATGCCCGCTTCCATGTGGCCGTCACCGGAACCGAGCAGGCGACGCTGACCGCAGCCAACGAGACGCAACACTTCGCGCCTGGTGAGGCCTGGTGGTTCGATCACAAGGTCACACACTCAGCGCGAAACGACGGCGAAGAAGACCGCATTCACATCATCATCGACGCAGTAACCTCGCGCTTTCCGATGCGCCGGGTACCCGTATCCGATAATTCAGCCACTACTGTGGCGTCAATAGTGGGGAACCCATGACTGAAATCCGACCATCGAATGTCGACGAGATGCTGGCCAATGCTGGCGAGTTGTTCTCTGAACATTGGGAGGAGATCGCCCTCAACAAGCAGGTGATGGTGCTCAAGCCTGATGAGCAAAAGTACCGCAACCTCGAGGCCAATGGCATGCTGTTGATCCTCGGTGCATTTGAAGGCGATCGGATTGTGGGGTACTCGGTGAATGTCGTGACCAACCATCCGCATTACGCCGACCTCATAACATGTAGCAACGACTTGCTCTTCGTGACCGAAGACAAGAGGAGTGGCCGACTTGGACTGCAACTCATCCGCAAAACGGAAGAGGCGGCAAAAGAGCGCGGCGCCCGTCTGATGCTGTGGCATGCCAAGCCTGGCACTGCCCTGGAGAAGATGATGCCTCGACTCGGTTATGGCGTGCAGGACATCATCTTCAGTATTCAGATCTGAAAGGAGATCATCATGGGTGTAGCGGCAGTTATTGGAGCGGCGGCGGCTGGCGGTGCGTCAGCCCTCGGAGCAACGGCCCTTGTGGCCGCAGGTGCTGGTGCTGTAGCGGCGGCAACGACCGCGCAGTACAAGCAAGGCCAAGAGGCGCAAAAGATCCAGAAGGCTGGACTCGAGCAACAGCGGGTTGTGCAACAGCAACAGGTGCAGATGGCAGAGACACAGCAAGCCACTGCGCAACAGAACATCAACCGTGCAAACCAAAAGCGTCCCGATACGCAGGCAGTCCTTGCTGACACGCAAGCGGCGGCTGGCGGCGGCGCGGCTGGCACGATGCTGACTGGTCCGCAGGGCGTTGACCCTCAACAGTTGGCACTCGGTAAAAACACTCTTCTCGGCGGTTAAACCATGAGTCAATTCCCCAGCGACGCACAGTCGTATCCAAACGCCCCTACGCGGGACAAACTGTTCACGCGCTGGGGACAACTCAAGTCGGAGCGTGCATCCTGGTGGGCGCACTGGCAAGAGATCACGACCTACCTACTGCCACGCAATGGACGCTACTTCGTCCAGGACCGCGACAAAGGCTGGCGCAGGCACAACAACATCTACGACAACACCGGCACTCGCGCACTGCGCGTGCTTGGCGCTGGCATGATGGCAGGTGCTACCAGCCCCGCACGGCCATGGTTCCGCCTGGCCACAGCAGATCCTGAACTCAACAAGTACCAGCCCGTTAAGGTGTGGCTCGACGACACGACGCGTCGCATGCAACTGGTCTTCCAGAAGTCAAACACCTACCGCGCACTGCACTCGATCTACGAGGAACTGGGCGCGTTCGGTACCGATGTCTCGATCGTCCTGCCTGACTTCAACAATGTCATTCACCACTACACCCTGACCTGCGGCGAGTATTGCATCGCCACGAATTACCAGGGCCAGGTCGACACTGTTTATCGCGAATACGAGAAGACTGTGGCCGAGGTGGTGCAAGAGTTCGGGCGCGAGAACTGCTCGACGACTGTGCGCAACATGTACGACCGTGGCTCGTTCGATCAATGGGTGCCAATCATCCACGCGATCGAGCCTCGCTCACTGCGCGACACACGCAAGCGCGACAACCTGAACATGCCGTATGCGTCGTATCACTTCGAGGTGGGCGGCGACAACAACAAGTTCCTGCGTGAGTCTGGCTTCAAGGTGTTCCCTGCTGTGGCGCCTCGCTGGCAAACCACTGGAGGTGACATCTACGGCAACAGCCCAGGCATGGAGGCGCTCGGTGACATCAAGCAACTCCAGCACGAGCAACTGCGCAAGGCACAAGCGATCGATTACCAGGTCCGGCCACCGCTCCAGGTTCCGACCTCGATGAAGAACCGCGATGTCGAGACTCTGCCTGGTGGCGTCTCGTTCGTCGATGCGAACACACCGCAAGGCGGCATTCGCTCTGCGTTCGAAGTCAACCTCAACTTGCAGTACCTGCTCAACGACATCATGGATTGCCGCGAGCGTATCCGTGGCGCGTTCTATGCTGACCTGTTCCTGATGCTGGCCAACGCAACCGACACTCGCATGACCGCAACCGAAGTGGCCGAGCGTCACGAAGAAAAGTTGCTCATGCTTGGCCCGGTGCTCGAGCGCCTGCACAACGAACTGCTGTCTCCGCTGATCGACATGACCTTCACGCGCATGGTCGAAGCCAATGTGCTGATGCCGCCTCCTCCTGAACTGCAAGGCATGGAACTGTCGGTCGAGTTCGTCTCGATGCTGGCGCAGGCACAGCGTGCGATTGGCACCAACAGCGTTGACCGATTCGTCGGCAACCTGGGTGTGGTCGCAGGCATGAAGCCTGAAGTGCTCGACAAGTTCAACGGCGATGCGTGGGTCGATGCCTATGCCGACATGCTGGGCGTTGATCCCAACATGCTGGTGGCAGGCGACCAGGTATCGATGATCCGCGACGCACGCAACCAAGCACTGGCCGCGCAGGCACAGGCTGATTCGATGAAGCAACAGGCAGAAACCGCAAGGGATCTGGCGGCGGCAAAGACGGTCGAGCCAAGCGCACTGACCAATGTGATCGATATGTATTCCGGCTACAACACACCCTGAAAGGACTGACAAATGGCACTGATCAACATGCAACGCGCACCCGAGCGCGAAGAGATGCCCGGCGAAATCGAGATGGACGAGCCGCGCTACCCGTACGGCTTGTGCATCAGCCTTGGTAAAGACGAACTCGAGAAACTTGGCATCACCGCTTTGCCGAAGGTTGGCACTGAGATGATGATCATGGCCAAGGCCTATGTGAAGATGACTCGTGCGTACGAGACTCAAGGCGAAGGCGAAGACATGGGCATCGAGTTGCAGATCACTGACCTGGAGATCCAAGGCAACCAGCAACAGCGCAATGCCGAAGCATCGACCATGCTCTACGGCTCTGGTGAGTAATCATGCCAGCCAAGACTGAGAAGCAGGCTCGCTTCATGCGGGCCGTCGCGCACAACAAAGAGTTCGCCAAGAAGGTGGATGTCCCTCAGTCTGTGGGCCGTGAGTTCTCACAGATGGCTGAGAAGATGTATCCAGAGAAAGACAAGAAGGACAAGAAATGACAGCACGCCAAAAGTACCAGGGCGCTCCCTGGCTGTATGACGAAACGACCGGCGACATCGTCGGCGTCAAAGATCCTGATGGGTCCGAGTTCTACTTCCAGCGTGCCCCGAACTATGGCCTGTTTTTCGATACTACCAACCAGACTGGTAGCACAAGCGGCACGGTCATGACATTCAACACTGCCGCCATCGAGCAAGGCATTCGAGTGGTTGATGGGTCAAAGATTTATGCCAACCGCGCCGGTCTGTTCAACTGGCAACTGTCTGTGCATCTGCACAATACCGAAAGCCAGGCCCACTACTTCGAATTGTGGGGCCGCAAGAATGGCGTCGACATCCCCAACAGCCGGTTCAAGTATTCCGTGCCAAGCAGTCACGGTGGCGTACCAGGAACCATCATCCCAAGCCAAAACTTTTTCATCGACATGGATGCAGGCGACTATGTCCAGATCGTCTGGGCTAGGGACAACGCAGGCATCACGATCGCCTACCATGCCGCAGAAACCTCACCGGCCAAACCAGCGGCACCATCTTTGCTGTTGACCGTCAGTGAAGTTGCGGCATGACGGTACCCGTATCCAGATGTGCCGTGGATAGATTGACGACATGAGCAAAGAATTTGACCCGATCGATCTCAAAGGGCAAGAACGCGCCAAAGCCGAAAGGGAAGTGCGTGA